GGACGGCTTCGACTACGGTCGGGCCGTCGGGATGTATGCGGGCCTCGAACAAGCAAAGCGTATCCTGATCGACCTTGTGGCCGAGAGGGAGCGCAAAGACTTTAATCTCTAACCCTGCAAAAAGGAGCGCAACATGCAGGAACTGGCAAATAAAGTGGAGTTTGGCTACGACAGCGAGGACGAGGCGTTTCCGCCTTGCGATCCGGGCGTACAGCCGTTCGGCAGCCGCGTACTGGTTCAGATACGCACGCCGAAGCAGAAGACCAAGGGCGGGATCATCCTGACCACGGAGACGCGTGAAACGGACGCGTGGAACACGCAGATCGCCAAGGTGATCGGCGTGGGCGAACTGGCATTCAAAAACCGCACGAGCATGGAGCCGTGGCCCGAAGGGAGCTGGTGCAAGCCCGGCGACTTCGTCCGCGTGCCCAAGTATGGTGGCGACCGCTGGACCGTCAAAACCGCCGACGGCGCAGATGAAGCGCTGTTGGTAATCTTCAACGACCTCGATCTGATCGGCAAGGTGACGGGCGACCCGCTCGGCATCAAGGCCTTCATCTGATCGATAAGGCTACAACAGGGAGCCGGTTATGGCAGACAATGTAATGACGGAAAACGACGACGAGGAACTGGTCCCCGTCGAAGAGCAGCCCGAGGAGGGCGAAGAGCAGGCCGCCGACGAGGCGGACGAGGATGACGACGAGGATGCACGCCTCGCCGCCAGCGAGGACGACAGCGACGAGGAGATTACGGCCAGTAATCGACGCCGCCGCGAGCGTCGCCGCGATCGCGTCCGCAAGGCACGGGACGACGCCGAACGGCAGATCCAGAACCTCAAGCAGCAAAACGCGGAGATGCTCCGCCGTCTTGCCGCCGTCGAGGGGCACGCGGTCAACAGCAACGCCAAGACGCTGGATGAGCGCATCGCCAAGACGCAGCGCGACATCCAGCAGGCCGAGCACTTCATCGCCAAGGCGACTGAGGCGGGCAACGGGGAAGACGTCGTGGCGGCCATGCGCATCCGCGATCAGGCGATCGCCGAGGCGCAGCAGCTCGTCGGAGCGAAGCAGCAGTTCGAGCAGGCTCGCAAACAGGCTGCCGCACCGCGCGTCGACCCGAACGTGGTCAACTACGCCAAGGAGTGGATGAGCGCGAACCCGTGGTACGACCCCAATGGTCGCGACCGCGACAGCGCTCTGACCAAGGCGATTGACAACGAACTGGCGCAGGAGGGCTTCAATCCCGCCTCACGCGAGTACTGGGAAGAGCTTACGTCGCGGGTCGCTGAGGCCTTCGACGGTGGTGAAGAAACCTCCGCCGCAAAACCGAAACGGCGTGGTCCGCCCATGGGCAAAACCCGTGAGCATGCACCGCGCAGCACTAAGAACGAAATATACGTGACACCCGAACGGAAACAGGCTATGATCGACGCTGGCGTATGGGATGACCCTGCACAGCGCCAACGCTATTTGAAGGCGTACAAGGCCTACGACAGTTCGGCTCGCTGAGAAGGAGTGAGACAACATGACGAATGGTACTGAAGACAGCCGCCTGAAAAAAGCACCGGACTTTGACGTAGTCGGTCGCCGGGATACGCGAGGACAGGAGAACCGAGAGGTTACCGAAAATCGCGACGTGTCCGAGGATGATCGCTTGGAGATGTTCCGAAACCAACTGTTTAACGACGCACTGCCTGACCTGCCGGAGATCCCGGGCTATCATCTGTGCTGGCTCACCACAACCAACCCGCGCGACCCCATCCATCGGCGCATGCAGCTCGGCTACGAGCCTGTTAAGCCGGAAGAGGTTCCGGGAATGGAATATGCCTCAATGAAGACTGGCGAATGGGTCGGCTTCATCGGTGTGAACGAGATGCTCGCGTTTAAGCTGCCCTTGAGCCTTTACCATAGGTTCATGCAGGAAGCTCACTACGACGCTCCGAAGCGTGAAGAGGACAAGATCGCCGACGTCGCGGACATGCTCCGTGAACAGGCGGAGAGAGCCGGTGCAAGGTTGATTGAGGGTGACGGGATGCAGGACATGCGTTCGCATTCGACGCAGAGGGTGACTTTCTCCTGACGCGTTTCTCGCAACCCAATTTTGAGGTAAATGGATATGAGCACTGTATCTCAGCCGTTTGGCCTTCGCCCCGCATACTCGCCGAGCGGTGTGGTTCGCCCCACCGCTTACTCGATTGCGTCGGCGTATGCCGCCAATATCCTTCAGAGCCAGCCGGTTAAGATCGGCACTGACGGAACCATCCAAGCGGCCGCCATCGGCGACCGTTTCATCGGCACGTTCCAAGGCGTCGAGTTCACCGACACCGACGGCCGTCGCCGCGTCAGCAACAAGTGGACTGCGTCCACCACTGCAAGCAACATCGTTGCCTACGTCACTCTCGACCCGACCATCGTCTATGAAATTCAGGCGAATGGCTCGATCGCGGTGACTGACATCGGCAAGCAGGCTGACTTCACCACCATCACTGCAGGCTCGACCGTCACCGGTCTGTCGGCGATGATGCTGGACACTGCTACGTTGACCGACAGCGGCAACGCTTCGTTGCGCATTATTGACGTGGCCCCCGGCCCGGACAATGCGTTTGGTGATAACTTCACGATCGTTCAAGTTCAGATCTCTGAACACCAGAACGTCGCTGACCGCGCCGCTTACTAAGGAGGGCTTGAACAATGGCTACCCCAATGCGGAGTACTGACTTTCGCTCCATCGTCGAGCCGATCCTGAACGAAGAGTTCGACGGCGTTTACAACCAGCGTGCCGATGAGTGGTCGCAGGTCTTCAAAGAGTTCAAGGGCATCCCCCGGAACTACCACGAAGAGCCTGTCCTCTATGGCTTCGGCGCTGCACCGGAACTGCCCGATGGCATGCCGGTCACCTACCAGTCGGGCGGCGTGCTGTTCATCCAGCGCTACGTCTATCAGGTCTACGGCCTCGCCTTCGCTCTGACGAAGGTTCTGGTCGAAGACGGTGACCACATCCGCATCGGCCAGACCTATGCCCGCCACCTCGCGCAGTCGCTTGTTGAGACCAAGGAAACCCTCGGTGCCAACATCCTCAACCGCGCATTCACCGGTGGTGCATATGTCGGCGGCGACGGCGTCAGCCTCGTCAACACGGCGCACCCGATCGCGACCGGCACTTTCTCGAACCAGCTCTCGACGGCCGCAAACCTGTCGCAGACCTCGCTTGAGCAGCTGCTGATCCAGATCCGCAACGCAGTGGACAACAACGGCAAGCGCATCCGCTTGACGCCGAAGAAGATCGTCACCGGTCCTTCGAACGTCTTCCAAGCGGAAGTTCTGCTGAAGTCTGCACTGCGTGCCGGCACTGCCAACAACGACGTCAACCCCGTCAATTCGATGGGCCTGCTCGCTGATGGCCAAGCCAACCTGTCGCGTATCACGTCGACCACCGCATGGTGGATCCAGACCGACGCGCCGGAAGGCCTGAAGCTGGCCATGCGTCGCGGCCTCGAAAAGTCCATGGAGGGCGATTTCGAGACCGACAGCATGCGCTACAAGGCGACCGAAAGGTATGCATTTGGTTGGACTGACCCGCGTGGCGTATACGGTACAGCCGGAATTTAATAAGCGTTTGAAATACAACGTTTTTTAAGTTCTTGTAAAAGTCCCTATCAGTAACTAGGCTTCACTGTCTGCTACTGATGGGGATTTTTATGCGTAAAGAACACGACATTTGCACGTTGGACGGCTGCGGCCGTCCGCATAAGGCGCGCGGCTACTGCCCGACACATTACATGCAGTTCAAGCGGGGCATAGCGCCCGTTGGGCCGATCAAGACGCGCGTCGCGGTTAAGCCGGACGAGTGTGTTGAGGAGGGTTGCTCGGATCCAGTGAAGGCCAAGAGCCTGTGTAAGATGCACTACCAGCGGTTGTTGCGGCACGGGTACACCGGGCGCACCGAAAGGAAGAAGCCCCCGCGCGAGTGCATGATTGAGGCATGTGATAACCATGTATACGCCAAAGATATGTGCCACGCGCATTACGCCAAACAGCGGAAGTGGTTGGCACATGGGGTTGACGCCCAGCGGTATCAAGACATGCTGCGCGAGCAGGGTGGCGTCTGCGCGATTTGTCACCGCCGAGAGCGACAGCGCGACGGATTGTCGGGTAAATCAAAAGATCTTGCCGTCGACCACGACCACAAGACTGGCGCAGTGCGGGCCCTGCTATGCTCGGCCTGTAATACGGCGCTCGGCCTATTCAACGACGACAGGGCGACGCTCGACGCGGCGAGGGCATATCTCGACAAGCATCTAGCCTAATGCCTTTGGCTGTGTTATGACGCCCTGCCGCCCGTGCGGCCTATATTCTTTCGCGAAGGATTAAATTAAATGGCACAGACGACTTGGAGCGGACCGCTCGCCTCGGGCGACCGCAACGCAGGCGAGAGCGGCGGACCGAATATCGGCCTCGTCACCCTCGCCCAGACCGCGCTCATCAACTTCGACGCCACGCTGGTACAGAACGCCACGTTCAATATCCCGGCGAGCAGCCAGATTGTTGACTTTTATGTCGACGTTCTGACGCAGTTTGACAGCGCCACCTCGGCGACGCTGTCGGCTGGTACGGCATCGGGTGGCACGCAGTATCTCAGCGCCATCAACGTAAAGACGGCGGCTCGCCGCCCGAATGCGTTCAGCGCTGCGCAGCTTGCTGCCATGGACGACGTCGGCACCAACCGCACGGTTGTCGCCACCGTCACCTCGGTCGGTCAGCCGACTGCGGGTCAGGTGCGTGTCACCATGCTGTACGTGCAAACGACGGCTGATGACTAATCGCTGACGCGGTGATATAAGGCGCGCGGGTAGTGGCTTCGGAAGTCACCACTACCCGCCGCACTTTGTAAGGAATTTACGATGGCCGACGCTGTAACCACCCAGACCATTTTCGACGGCGAACGTATGGCCGTCATGAAATTCACGAACGTCTCCGACGGCACCGGCGAAAGCGCTGTGCTGAAGGTCGACGTATCGGCTCTCAGCCCGAGCGCCTTTGGCCTAGCTTGCGATGGCGTGACCATCGAGCGGGCCCACTGCTCGATCAATGGCATGTCTGTGAACATCCTGTGGGACGCAAACACGGACGTTCCCGCCTTCATCGCGGCACCGGGCGTGTACACCTTCGATTTCTCCAAGATCCAGCTGCCGAACGACGCGGGCGCTGGCAAGACCGGGGACATCCTCTTCACCACCATCGGGGCGAGTTCGGGTGACACCTACACCATCGTCCTCGAGATGGTTAAGTCGTACGTCTAATGTCCGGCGCGTGGACGCGTAAAGAGGGGCAGAACCCAGAAGGCGGCCTGAACGCCAAGGGTCGTGCCTCCTTGCGCGCTCAGGGCCATGACATCAAGCCGCCGGTCAGCGCCAAGCAGGCGAAGAAGTCGCCCAAGGCTGCAGGCCGACGCAAGAGCTTCTGCGCACGCATGAGCGGCATGCCGGGGCCGATGAAGGACGACAAGGGTCGCCCGACGCGCAAGGCCCTGTCCCTGCGCAAGTGGGACTGCAAGGCAGAGGGGGGTAGCGTGACAAAACCCGTGTGGGACAAGAAACGCCCTGACGATCTCGGCAAGCCGAAGAGCCTGTCAGTCAAAAAGAAGGCCGCAGCCAAGCGCCGCGCCAAGGCCGCTGGCCGGCCCTATCCAAATTTAGTCGATAATCTCGCCGTAGCGCGCAAGAAAGGTAAGTGACATGGACGGTTACAAAGATAGCACCAAAGTCCAGTACATGAAGGGCGGATCCGCTGGCACGAAGGGTGCGGCTAAGATCTCGAAGGTCATGGGCGAGTTCAAGCGCGGAGAGCTGCACAGCGGCTCGAAGAAGGGCCCCGAGGTGAAGAATGCCAAGCAGGCCATTGCGATCGCCCTCAGCGAGGCGGGCAAGAAGCCGGTGAAGAAGCAGCGTGGCGGTATGGTCGAGGAGGGCGTCTCCACGCGCCCCGTCGACAAGTACGGCCGCCGCATGCGCATGGACACCGTGGCCGTCGACAACTCGCCTGTGCCTCCGAAGAAGGGCATCGGCGCGATCGACCTCGCCATCATGGCCGCCAAGCGCGCCTCCAAGGCCGTACCGGCCCACAGCAACAAGCCGATGATCAAACGCGCATCGGGCGGTCTCGCCTGCATGCCGGGTCGCAAATCCTAACAGGCCCCGCCGCCGCAGTTTTTAGAAAGAGAAATTCATGGCCAACGCACTTTATCCGCTCTGGAAGCTGCAGCTTTACAGCTTCACCGCCAACAACAACCTCTCGTCGGGCACCGTCAAGGTCGCCCTGATCGACACGGCCAACTACACCTACAGCGACGCGCACCAGTTCTACAGCTCGGTGCCGGGCGCTGCGGTTGTCGGTACGCCTCAGACCATCGGCTCCAAGACGTTCAACGTGGTCTCTGGGGCTCCGGTGTTTGACGGCGCGGATGTGACCTACACGACAGTGACCGGCGCTTCGGTCGAGGCGCTCATCATCTATATCGACACCGGCACTGCCGGTACGTCGCCGCTTGTGGCCTACATCGACGCGGGTGTTACGGGTCTCCCGGTGACGCCAAATGGCGGAAATATAAACATAGTTTGGAATGCTTCAGGAATATTTGCCCTGTAAGCTCTATTATTTTGGGGTAGCCTAGTGGCGTTAAAGCATACATTTGTCAGTAGCGCACCAGAAGGTTCGGACTCGTCGCTAGTTCGGACCTCGAACTGGAATGCTGACCACACGATTGATACGGGTGGGATTACCATCCCGTACAACTCCACTGCGCCTACGTCCCCAGCCGTCGATAATGTTACGGTGTTCTGCACAGAGATCGCCAATCGGGCCATGCCCGCGTTCGTTGGGCCGTCTGGCCTTGACAGCGCACTGCAGCCACTTCTGGCGCGTAACAAGGTGGCGTTCTGGAACCCTCCGGGCAACGCGACAACCGCTCCGGGCGTATTCGGCTTCGGTACGTTCACCATCGTGTCGAACGCGGGCACTACCTTCACTGCGCGCAACGTGGCTACCACCAATGTGCTCACGCGTATGAAGCGCGTGGCGGTCGTGAGCACCAATACTTCCGGCACATTGGGTAGCCTGCGCGATCCGCAGGCTCAGTACACCACAGGCACAGGTTCTGGGCTCGGGGGCTTCCATTACGTAGCTCGGTTTGCTACTTCTGATGCAGCTACGGTATCCGGTGCACGTGCCTTTGTTGGAATGAGTTCGGCCACTAACGCGCCAACTAACGTAGACCCCGCCACGCTCGTCAATAGCATCGGCGTGGCGCAGCTTTCGGGCGATGCCACACAGTGGTATATCGTTTATGGCGGCAGCGCAGCGCAAACGCCTATTGCCCTCGGCACCAGCTTAGGTGCTCCGACACTAAACACCACGGCATTTGAATTGGCGCTTTTCAGCGCACCTTCGGCCAACGGCGTGGTCCATTACGAGGTGTTGAATATTGGTAGTGGTGTGAAGGTGACGGGCACTTTAACGCCCGGTACGCCCGGCGTACAAACACCGCTCAATACCACGCTTCTCGCACCTCGCTTCTGGCGCACCAATAACGCCACCGGCTCTGTTGTCGGCTTAGATATCTGTTCGCTTTACATCGAGACTGACCAATGATTTACACGATCATTCTTGACGAGGGGGTTGTCCTGCGAGACAGCGACGGGGCGCAGATCGCGCCGTGCCAAGACGATCATGATCCTGATTTTATGGCGTACAACGCATGGGTTGAGGCAGGCGGACAGCCGACAATCCTAGACACTAGGGGATAACCCGTGTCCGCATTTGACGCTGGTGCCTTTGACGCCGGGGCGTTTGATGCTGGTGTAGGGGCGCAAACGCTCCTCCCGAGCCTAGTTACCAATACAAATACCATATACGCCGCGACGGTCACGCGTGGCGCGATTACGCTTACCCCCGGTTTGCTGACTAACAGCAACACCATCTACTCGCCCACGGTCACTGGGGCTGGGCCCGCCCAGACGCTTAACCCGAGCCTGCTGACCAATAGCAACACCTTCTACGCCGCGACGATCACGCGTGGCGCGGTGACGGTCAGTCCTCCTCTGCTGACCAACAGCAATACCATCTACGCGGCCACAGTGGTTCCGGGCGCGATCAATCTGCAGCTGGCCCTGCTGATCAACAGCAACACCTTCTACGCCGCGACGGTCACGCGCGGGGCGGCGACGATCAGCCCGCCCCTGCTGACTAACAGCAACGCCATCTACGCGGCGACAGTAAGCCCCGGAGCGATCACCCTCCAGCCGCCGCTCCTAAGCAACGGCAACACCATCTACGCGGCGACGGTGACTGCGGGGGCCGCCACGCTGCAGCCGCCGCTGGTCAGCAACAGTAACACCATCTACGCCCCGGCGGTTGTCCCCGCCGCGACCACGCTCAGCCCGCCCCTGCTGGTCAACAGCAACGTCGTCTACGGTCCGGCAGTCAGCCCCGGCACCGCGATGGTGCAACCGCCGCTGCTCGCCAACTCGAACGCCTTCTACGCCGCGACAGTGACCGTAGGGGCGGTTACGCTCAGCCCGGGCCTGCTGGTCAACGCCAACCAAATTTACGCGCCCGTTGTCATCCCCGGCACGGGCACTATCGCCGTACCGTTTGTCGAGAACGTCAACGCCTTCTACGCGGCGTCCGTCATCCCGTCTGCGGTCACGGTCAATCCGCCGCTAGTCACCAACGCCAACCAATTATATGCACCGCTGGTCGAGGACGACTACCTCCTCGGGCCACCGCTCGTCGAGAACGTAAACACCCTCTACGCCCCGGCGGTTGTCCCCGCTGCGACCACGCTCAACCCGCCGCTGGTCACCAACACCAATCAGTTCTACGCCGCCACGGCCACTTCGGTAAATCTAGTCAGCCCGCCGCTGGTAGAGAACGCCAACACCTTCTACGCCGCGACGGTGACGCGCGGCGCGGTCACGCTGCAGCCGTTACGCGTAAACAACACCAACATCTTCTACCCGGCGGCACTGCTGGCGGATCAGGAGCTGCGGCCCGCGCTCTTCGACAACGACAATGAGTTCTACCCAGTCGTCGCCCAGTCGACGTACACCCTCACGCAGGCGCTGCGCTTCAACAACATCTCGGCCATCTACGGGCCGACTGTCGTCGCGCTGCCGCCGATCCTCCAGCCGCCGCTGGTCGTCAATCCGAACGGCTTCTACGGCCCCTACATTCTGGCCTTCCCGCCACCCGATTTCCCGTCCCCAGATCAGCGGCAGGACATGCCCACGATCCCTGAGACGCCGCGAACCACTGTCGAGATCCAAATCTTGGCGCGCATGCCCGCGCCGGCGATCCCCGAGCTTGCACGGCAGCCCATGCCCGAGAGCAGCAGCCCAAGATTGCCGATGGTGTTGTGATGGTTTACGCGGGCAACTTTTTTTGGTATTCATGCGGCGCTAGAAATGCTTGCCTTCACTGGCGAGCTGCTGCGTCTTGTTAGCGAGCGGAGCTTATGGCGTACTCAGGAACAGTCTCTCAGACCCAATTCAACACGCGCCGCGTGATTGAAAATGCGGCGCGGCGGTGCAAACTGCCGGCGCAATCACTGACGCCTGAGCATGTCGACATCGCGAACGACCAGCTCTTCCTCCTCCTGTCGGATCTCGCCAACAGGGGCATCCAACTCTGGTGCGTCCAGAAGAACATCTACCCGCTGTACGACGGCCAGTCACAGATCATCACCTACACCGGCACGGTCGACATCCTGAACAGCAACCTGCGCACGCTGCAGCAGGCCACCGGCGTAACGACGACCGGCGCGCAGTTCTCCAGCACCGATTTCACAACCCCCACCATCGTCTCGACAGTCGGCATCAAGTGGTCGGCGGCGTCAGTCCCCTTCGCCCTGCAGCGCAGCGACGACGGCGCGGCGTGGGAGACCGTGCAGCTGGAAAACCAGACCGCCTCGGCCGGGGAGTGGACGTGGTTCGATCTCAGCACGGTAGTCGCCTCGCGCTACTTCCGCGTGCTGGCGACGTCCGGCACCCTGTCCTACGAGACGATCTACCTCGGCAACACGCCGACAGAAATCCCCCTCGCCCGCCTCAGCCGCGACGACTACACGAACCTGCCCAACAAGGCATTCCTCTCCAACCGCCCCCTGCAGTATTGGCTCGACCGCCAAAGCCTGTCGCCGGTCATGAACCTCTGGCCCGTGCCCAACGCGGCGGCCGAGGTGAAGCAGATCGTCGTCTGGTGCCAGCGCCACATCATGGACGTCGGGACCATGACGCAGGAGATCGAGGTGCCGCAGCGCTGGTATGAGGCGATCGTGGCCATGCTCGCCGCACGCCTCGCCATGGAGTATATCGAGGTCGACGCGGGCCTCATCGGCCTGCTTGACCAGAAGGCCAAGGAGAGCCTCTACTTCGCCCAGCAGGAGGAGCGGGACAACAGCCCGATGATGATCCTCCCTGACTTCAGTATGTACACACGCTAATGCCGGTCTTCCTCAACACGCAGGGTAACCCCACGCTGGGCATCGGCATATGCAGCCGCTGCAGCCGCAAGTTCCCCCTGCACGAACTGCAGTCGGATCCGAACTACCCGGGCCTGCGCGTCTGCCGCGCAGACCTCGACCAGTTCGACCCCTATCGCCTGCCAGCCCGGCAGACCGAGAAAATATCGCTGCCCTTCTGCCGGCCTGACACGCCACTGGATGGGGTCTGAGAATGAGTAAGCCCGAGGCGCGCTCCCCTTGGGTCGAGGCGGCACCGGCGGTGTTCTTTCCCCCACTGCCGGTGCCGCCCATATATGGAGAGAAATTGTGATTGAACAACTTATCAGTCGGGTTTTTTACGCGCGCAACCTCGCGCATTGGAACCACTGGCGCACGAAGAGCTTCAGCCAGCATCAGGCGCTGGGCGCGTTCTACGACGACGTCATCGACACGATCGACAGCCTCGTCGAGGCGCATCAGGCCGTGAACGGTCTGGTCGGCGCGATCCCGTCCCCAAGCTCGACTGGCTCGGACGTGCTGAAGATCCTGAAGGCCGACGCCGAGTGGATCGAAGAGCATCACGAGGAAATCTGCGGCGGTAATCGCGCCGTGGGCAATCTCGTCGACGGCGTCACTGACGTATACCTCCGCACGATCTACAAGTTGGAAAACCTGAAGTGACGCAGGAGATAATTAACTGGGTTTTCGGCGGCTTTGGCGCGGCCGTGGGCTGGATCCTGAAGGTCGTGTGGGACGCCCTCAAGGAGCTGCGGCAGGACGTCAAGCAGATCGAGCGCGACCTGCCCGAGGTCTACGTCCGCAAGGACGACTTCCGCGAGGCCGTGCGCGAGATCCGCGACACGATGAAGGATCTACGCACGGACATGAAGGCGGGCTTCGACAAAGTCGACACGACGTTAGGGGTCATCTTCAAGCGCCTCGAGCAGAAGGAGGACAGGGAGTAGTGGGCTCGCGGTTTCTCAAGCACACCCTCATCGTGGCGGCTGCCCTGCTGCTTTTGGGCTGCGAGGACCGCTATCGCTACTATTGCCAAGACCCGGACAATTGGGAGGCGGAGGAATGTCAGAAGCCCAAGTGCGTAGCATCTGGCTACTGCACTGAGTATCTGATTACGACTGAAGAGACTACAGATGAAACCCCTCGATGAGTGGACGCCGGAGGAACTGTTGAGATTTATCGTGGGCGTGGTCCTCTCGGTCACGCTCATGTTCATCGTGGCGACGGTGCTGTATTCGCTGATTTTCGTGTCGCAGCCTATGGACGGGCAGGCACCTAATGACGCAGAGTTTTTTAAGCTGATCAACCCGATCGCGACATTCATAGTCGGCGCACTGGCGGGGTTGATGGCAGGACAGGGCGGCAGGTTCGCGAAACCCCCGTCGAAGGATGACGAAGGAGAAAATGATGAGCTTCCTTAAGAGTTTTGAAAGCGGGCAGGACGGCGTCAACGACACCATCGAGTTCGTAATCCGCGTGGCCATCGTCACGCTGGCGGCCGTCATCCTCGTGGTGGTGCTGGCGCTTGCCGTCGGCCTGTTCGTCCCGAATGACGTCATCGACGGCGCGGCTATCCTTGAGGTGGTCAATCCCGCCTTCCAGACCATCATCGGCGCATTCGTCGGCCTGCTCGGCGGCCTGAGCCTCAACGCCAACGCGCGTGAGACCGCGCCCGAGGCACCGGAGGAGCCGGACGCCCCCGCGCCTGAGCCTGAAGCGCCCAAGGCCTACAGCGACCCGCAGGGCACCGTCTTCATCGACACGCCCGAAGAGGACGACGAGATGGAACCGTGGGAGAAATACCGTAACGACCTGCGCTACGACGCCAACGGCGACGGCGTGGTCGACGAAAGTGACTTTCCTGATTGGCGGAGTGCTGGCAAATGAGCCTTGTAAATCTACAGCAAAAGATCGGAGTGACGGCAGATGGCGCGTTCGGCCCGGGAACATTTAAGGCAGCTGCGGCTTTCTATAAGCTATCACCTAATCGGGCTGCGCATTTCTTTGCTCAAACGGCGCATGAAAGCGGCGGCTTCAAGGCGTTCAGCGAAAATCTGAACTACAGCGCGAAGGGCCTGCGCGGCATCTTCCGCAAGTATTTCCCGACGGACGCCCTCGCCAACGCCTACGCCCGCCAGCCGATGAAAATCGCAAACCGGGTCTATGCCAGCCGCATGGGCAACGGCCCCGAGAGCAGCGGCGACGGGTGGAAGTATCGCGGCCGTGGCCCGCTCCAGCTTACCGGCAAGGACAACTACCGCGCGTTCGGCCGGTACATCGGGCGCGAGCAGGAGGTGTTGGACAACCCAGACCTCGTGGCCAATGAACTGGGCTTCGAGAGCGCGCTGTGGTTTTTCGACCACAACAAGCTCTGGTCGATCTGCGATCAGGGTGTCGGCGACACCGCCATCCTCGCGCTCACCAAGCGGATCAACGGCGGCACCCACGGCCTCGACGACCGCAGGCTGAAGACCAAAAAATATGCGGGGTGGCTGTGATGGGCCTCAACATGGGCGACATCCTCAAGGGCGCGGTTCCGATCCTCGTGGCCTGCATTGCGTGGCTGCTGGGGCAGGTAAGCGCCTTCGAGACGCGGCTGACAAAGATCGAGGCCGGAATGCCCGTTCTTCTTACACCGGATGGCACGCCCACAGACAGCCCGATTTCGGCAAGGCACAGATCGGAGCTGCGTGAGCATCTCACAGGCGAGATCAACGAGCTGAAGGTGCGCGTCGGCGTCATCGAGAGTAAACGCAAATAGCAGGAGGCTATCATGAACCTGAAGAAGCTAATCAAGAAAGTCGCCAAGGACGAGCTGGAGAAGAAAATTCTCCCCATGCCCGACGCCCAGCCGCAGACCGGCAAGAAGGCGAAAATCGCGGGCGGTCTGGCCGTCGTCGCGGCAGTCGCGACGGCACTGTCACAGTATCTCAGCGGGTAGTAATATCCGCCAAAAATATGTAAGGAGTGGGGTATGGCCACTGCGATGACATTCACGACGTTGAAACAGGACGTGCAGCGCTATCTCGAGCGCGGCTCGACGCTGGCGTCCGACCCCATCGTCTTCGAACAGATACCCCGCCTGATCAACCTCGCCGAGCGTCGCATCGCCCGCGAGCTGAAGATCCAAGGCTTCATCAACGTCGTCACGACGTCGATACTGCCCAACTCCTCGGTCATCCCCAAGCCTGACCGCTGGCGCGACACCGTGTCGGTCTTCATCGGCACCGGCGTCAACGGCGACACGCGTCAGCCGCTGTACACGCGCAGCTACGACTATCTGCGCAGCTACTGGCCCGACGCGACCCAGACTGGCCAGCCGGTCTTCTACGCGGACTATGACTACAACCACTGGCTGGTCGCACCGACGGCCGACATCGAGTACCCCGTCGAAATCCTGTACTACCAGTTGCCGGCCCTCCTCGACGAGGAGGCCCAGACCAACTGGCTGACCGAAAACGCACCGGAAGTGCTGCTCTACGGCACGCTCCTCGAGGCGACGCCATTCCTCAAGAATGACGAGCGCATCCCGGTGTGGCAAAATATGTATGACCGCTCGGCGGCGATGCTCAACGGAGAGGATCTCGCGAAGATCCTCGACCGCAGCGCCACGCGCAAGGAGGCTTAAAGATAATGTCGAACTCGTTTACACAGGTCTTCGGCGGCACCACCATTTACCCCGCCGACGTCTCCTATCTGCCCCTCGCCCTCACCGGCAACATCAGTCTTGAGTGGCCCCTCGAGGCGACTGCGGGCAGCACTGTCGTCGCCCGCATCATCGACATCACGCCCAGCGGCGCGTACACCATCACGATGCCCGAGGCGACGGCTGTTAGCGTCGGGCAGACGGTCCTGTTCAACAACCTCGGCCCGTCCACGGTCGCCGTCAACAAGGCGAACGGCAGCGCGATCCTGAGCATCGGGGCCGGCGAGCAGTGGCAGGCCTACCTCATCGACAACACGACGGTCGGCGGCACTTGGCGCACCCTGCGCTACGGCGCGGCGACTGCACAGGCTCAGGCGGCCGCGCTGGCAGGCCCCGGCCTCGTCACCGACGGCTCGCAACTCGCGCAGAATTACGAAGTCATCGACTTCTCCGTCACGCCCTACACCCTGACCGGGCCCGACCGCGCGAAGGTCTTCGTCTGGGATGGCGGCCTCGGCACGCTGAACCTGCCGTCCGCGCCTGCCGCAGGCGACGGCTGGTTCGTGCAGGTCCGCAACGCGGGCCAAGGCGACTTGACCATCGACCCGTCGGGCACCGAGCTGATCAACGCGGGCTCGACGCTCCGTCTGCAGCCCGGCGACAGTGCCGTGATTGTCAGCAACGGCACGCAGTGGTTCACGATCGGCCTCGGCCAGCAGGCCGTCTTCGCCTTCGACTACACGTCCATCGCCGTCACCGGCGGCACCTACACGCTCAGCGGCTCGGAACTGAACCGCATCGCCTACAAGTTCACGGGCACGCTGGTGTCCAACGTCACCGTCGTCGTGCCCGCCACCGTGCAGCAGTATTGGGTGAATAACTCCACCACGGGGGCATTCACGCTGAGCCTGCAGGCGTCCGGCAGCGGCACGTCCACGCCCGTCACGCAGGCGTCTACGAGCATCCTGTACTGCGACGGCACCGATATCATTCCCGCCACCACGGCCGTCACCTTTGCGGGGATCCTGCCGGTGTCGCAGGGCGGTACTGGCGCGAATAACGCGGCGTCCGCGCGCACCAACCTCGGCGCGACGGGTATCGGCTCGAGCCTGTTCACCGCGACCAGCGCGGCCTCGGCCCGCAGCACCATCTCGGCGGCGTCCTCGGGCGCTAACTCCGACATCACGTCGCTTTCGGGCCTCACCACGCCCCTGTCTGTCGGCCAAGGCGGCACCGGTGCCTCGACCCTGACTGCCAATGGCGTCGTGGTCGGCAATGGCACGTCTGCCGTGCAGGTGACTGCCGCAGGCACCACCGGTCAGGTTCTCGTCGGCAATACGGGCGGAGCCCCCTCATGGGCCACCCTCACTGGGATTGGCGTCACGTCGTTCAGCGGCGGGACCACTGGCCTCACACCTGCCTCACCCACTACTGGCGCGATCACCCTCGCAGGCACGCTCGGCGTAGCTAATGGTGGTACGGGGACTACCACTGCATTCACCGCTGGCTCGGTCGTCTTCGCCGGTGCCTCGGGCGTATATTCGCAGGACAATACTAACTTTTTCTGGGACGATACGAATAATCGTCTGGGTATTGGTACGGCTACACCGGGAGCTAGGCTGGAGACATCAGTTACCTCGGCTGGGGCTACGGCAGAAGTTTTGCGGCTGAGCAACCCCGGAGCGGGGGCGAACACCCAAGCCCAGATCAATTTTGCTACTACTTCTACGTCATACGCCACCATCACTGGCGGATACGGAGCCGCCGCACCGCAGATGACTTTCAATCTGCCAAGCGCCACCGCAGGTAACTATATCTGGCAGATTACGGGCACCGAACGCATGCGTCTTGATGCTGCAGGCAACGTTGGGATTGGTACCTCGGCCCCTGATACAACCCTGCATGTTCAAAGCGCGACCGGGCAAATTCGGGTCCAGAATACTACGTCCGGCACGGCCCTCATAGGCTTCCGTAACAGCACAACTTCTGACATTCCTTGGGTGGGTACCGGTGGCGATGATATTCGCATTATCACGCAGTCCGCAGAGCGCGTGCGTATTAACAGCGCGGGCAATGTCGGGATCGGTACAGGGTCGCCTACCACGCGACTGGAAGTATCCGGTTCGCTGACGACCACTGCTGATGTTTTCGGTGTTGTGACTTTGGGTCGCTTTGACGCTGGCTTCCCTTGGGCGATTGTCCGTCCAGACGCATCTGCTACGGGTATCGAGTTCCGCAACAACGCGGGCGACCAAGTTCTGTCAATGGTGTCCGCCACCAAAAATGTCGGGATAGGGACGGGTTCCCCAGCGGAAAAACTAACAATACAAGTTAACACCGGCGCTAGTGGTTTTGAGAGTGGCTTCACCCTCACTAACGGGGTCGATGCCAATCTATTTGGTTACGTCACAGGCACTGCGGCCACTGACAAACGCGCACTCATCACGGTGGGTGCGGCTAACCAATCTTTGGCCTTCGGCACGCTCTACACCGAACGCATGCGCATCTTGGCCGACGGTAACGTCTTGGTTGGTCGCACTACTGCCTACGTACAGGCTTACCGCATGGTGGTGAACGGGGATAGCGGCGCGATAGCCATACCTATGGCAATCAACGATGACCGCAGTGGTACTGTCGACAGCCGTATCCTAGCGTTTCTCAGGGGCGGAACTGAGACGGGGTATATATCCAGCACAAACAACACTTTGGCCGTTGCCGGTTTAACTACGTTGACGTTCCAGACGGCCTCGTCAGAGCAGATGCGCATTACTAATACGGGCAACGTCGGGATCGGTACGAGTTCGCCGGGTGAGAAACTGGATGTAAAAAGCCAGATCAACGTCACCAATGCGTCGAACGCCTCGTTTAACGCCCTTCGTGGTAGCCGTTTCGGCTATTCAGTATCTTACAATGCTGTTGTTGTCGGCGCGACCAGCGGTAACACTACGGTTTGCGTCAACGTCGATCCGATTGGTAACCCGGGGGGACTATTCACCGGTTTGGGTAATGAGGTGCTATTCCGTGACGGGGTGACCTTTATAACGCCCAACGCTGGCAATACCGACTACAACCTCGACATATTCAGCATGAAAGACGGCAGTGTCGGGATTGGCACGGCCACACCTGACGCGAAGTTGGAGGTATCGGGCGGACTGGACGGTGTTTATAACGCCAACGTCCTTGTGTCCTCATCCGCCTCCTCTGCGAAATTGGCGTTTAACCCTAACGGGGTTAGCTCTGCGGCTATCGGAAGCGCTTCCGGCGGCCTTATTTTCTATGCCAACGGCGCAAACGCCGAGCGTATGCGCATCGACAGCAGCGGCAACGTGATGATCGGCACCACGGCGGCCAATAACAAATTTCTGGTTACATACGCTAACCCGGTTTCGGTGCCTGCTGCGGGTGCTGGTGGGCATTGCACTGCATTTGGTACGGTCGGCTATGGCCTTGCGACCGGCGCAATCACTAACGGTGATGCTTATCTACAGGCGACCCGTTGGGACACGATTGCCACAAACTACAACCTTCTTCTCCAACCGAATGGCGGTGATGTCGGGATCGGCACGACTACACCACAAAGAAAACTGGGTATCGGCGGCACCGCAAATGCCTACATGAACTTCAACCCCACTTCGTACCGTCAGTTTACCATCGGCTCCGACAGCAACGGGTTCCTAATCTTTGATGATGTCACGGCCTTCTATCGTATGGTTATCGACACGTCGGGCAACGTCGGGTTCAATGTCAACGCACCTTCATACCCCATGGAAGTCCGTGCAGACGGAGTGTCCACGGCAAGCTATATCGGTATAACCAACACCACAGCTACTGGTGGTTCTGGTGCAGCAGGCTATCTCGCCCGTGCTGGTTCGAACTTTGCATATTTCTATGTGCGTGGCGACGGCACGGCGTATATCGACAACGCCACTGCCAACCCCCTTGGCTTCGCCGTTAACGGCTCCGAGCGCGCCCGCATCGACAGCAGCGGTAGATTTCTAATTGCAAAAAGCAGTGTTGCCAACGAGACTACGACTGACGGGTTCATATACTACCCAAATGCCTCGGGTAGTGGCTCTACATTATATGTGACAAATGGTGGCACAGGTACCGCGATGGCGGTATCGACGCAGGCGGATACTCAGGCAATAATTTTCTTCCGTTCTGGGTCAAACGTCGGAAATATATCCGTCACCACCACCTCGACTGCGTACAACACTTCGTCGGATGCCCGACTAAAGGAAAATGTATTTGATGCAGACGATGCCGCCAATCTGATCGACGCCATCCAAGTTCGTAAATTCGACTGGAAAGCAGACGGCTCACATCAGCCCTACGGTATGGTCGCACAAGAACTGCTCACCGTTGCACCGGAGGCAGTCAGCGTACCCGCTGATCCTGACGACATGATGGGTGTCGACTATTCCAAACTGGTGCCGATGCTGGTTAAGGAAATCCAATCGCTGCGCGCCCGCGTGGCACAACTTGAAGGGAAGTAAATATGGCAGTTACCAACACATGGGGCGTAGTGCAGATGGACGCCTACCCCGAATTCGACGGTGAAACCGACGTGGTCTTCATGGTCCACTGGACCCTTGCTGGCACCGAAACAGTCTCCGGCACGACCTACAATGGCGGTGTCTATGGCTCGGTTGGCGTCACCCTCGATGAAGGCGCGACCTTCACGCCATATGCCGATCTGACCGAAGCGCAGGTCATTGGGTGGGTGCAAGACGCTCTTGGCGAAGACCAAGTTACAGCGTATGAGGCGAATGTGGCCCAGCAGATTGCCGATCAGGTACATCCGCCGGTAGTCACGCCCCCGTTACCATGGAGCGCATAATGGAAATTGAACTGAAACTGACCGTCGACGAGATCAACGCCGTACTGCAGACGCTGGGCAACCTGCCCACGTCGAGCGGCGCATGGCCCCTCGTTGTCAAAATCAAGTCGCAGGCTGAGGCGCAAGTGCCCCCCGCTGCGCAGGATGATGTAGAAGGGGGCTAAGCGTCCTTTCAATGGCTGAGCAAATCGTCCAGATCAGATCGACACCCGGCATCAAGCGGGACGGCACCAAGTTCGACGGCGACAATTACGTCGACGGGCAGTGGGTACGCTTCCAGCGCGGGCTGACGAGAAAGATGGGCGGCTACCGCTCAATCAATAAGTTCCTGCGTGGCCTCCCGCGCACGCTGTTGGAGTACACGCAGGATCTTCAAACCTACATCCACGCCGGCTCGGCCCGGCGCGTGGAACGCTTCTACATCGACAGCACGTACAACACGAGCGTCATCGCCGACCGCACGCCCGCGACAGGCTTCACGGCCAGCGACGCCAATCTCTGGCAGTTCGCAGTCTCCTACGACACCGCCTCCGGCAACAAGATCGTCGCGCAGGTCGCCCCGAACCTCAACTGCATCTGCAACAGCACCGGCGGCGAGATCTTCACGGGCGACCTCCTCGGCACGGCGACCCTGACCCCCGTGGCGGGCGCGAAGAAGCCCGCCAACTTCAGCTGCACCGGCGGCATCGTCAGCCTCGCGCCGTACCTCTTCGCCTTCGGCAATGACGGCTACGTCGCGTGGTCCGTGCCCAACCGCCCAGACGACTTCACTGGCTCGGGCGCGGGCAACGCCCACGTCACCGGCCAAAAGATCGTGCGCGGCATGCCCCTGCGCGGCGGACCGGGCAACAGCCCCTCCGGCCTCTTCTGGTCGGCCGACAGCCTCATCCGCGCCAGCTACATCGGCGGCTCGGCCCTATTCCAGTTCGACACGATCAGCTCGCAGTCGTCGATCCTGTCTGCGCAGTCGGTCATCGAGTATGACGGCGTCTTCTACTGGATCGGCACCGACCGCTTCCTGATGTTCAACGGCGTCGTGCGCGAGGTTGAGAACAACCTCAACCTGAACTTCTTCTTCGACAACCTGAATTACGCCCAGCGGCAGAAGGTCTTCGCCCTGAAGGTGCCGCGCTTCGGCGAAATCTGGTGGTGCTTCCCCTTCGGGAACAGCGAGGAGCCGAACCACGCGATCATCTACAACGTCCGCGAGAATGTCTGGTACGACACGGCCCTGCCGAATGACGGGCGCGGCGCGGGTCTCTTCCCCGCAGTGTTCCGCAAGCCCCTGATGTCGGGCGTGCAGCCGCAAGACTTCACCGCCTTCGAGGCCACTGTGGCCGTCGGCGGCACCGGCTACGCCGTCGGCAACATCCTCACCTTGTCTGGCGGCTTCGGCCAGATCGACGCCGAACTGACGGTGTCCACGATCGGCGCAGGCGGCGCAGTGACTGGCGTCACGATCAGCAACGCGGGCGACTACACCGAGATCCCGAGCAACCCCGTGGCGGTCACCGGCGGCAGCGGCACGTCCGCGACGTTCGACATCACCTTCGAGCGGCCCTACAAGTTCTGGGTCCACGAGATCGGCACGGACGAGATTGACGGCCTGCTGCTCAATCCGATCCAGTCCTACTTCGAGACGGCGGACATCTCCCTGCCGGTGACGGCCTCGGTCAACAAGGCCCTGCAGGTGCTTATGCTCGAGCCGGACTTCGTCCAGAGCGGCGACATGACCGTGCAGGTGACGGGCCGCGCGAATGCCCGCGCACCCGAAGTCGACGGGCCGATCATGACGATAGTCGAGACGGCGCAGACGCCGCAGGAGCAGGTCGTCTTCCTCAAAACCCAGCGGCGTGAGCTTCGTTTCCGCTTCGAAAGCAACACGCTCGGGGGTGACTTTCAAATGGGATTGATCCTCGCACACGTCCAGCCGGGCGATGGCACGACATTAGCGTGATCAACCCCCTCGGAATGACTTGGCAAGACTGGGCTTCTTCGGTTATATTGGTCGTCGGCGACGCGTGGTCATTCGGGAGGCCTCCCGAGGAAACTGCGTGGCGCGATTGGGCAACGGGGCTTGTACGCGCGTCTCCTTTTACGCAGCGCACCCTTCCTGATCCTTACCAGTTCTCGGACTGGCGTGACTGGGCAATGCGCGCCTACCCGATGCTTGAAAGTGCAGGTTGATGGACGACTACTATATCCCCGGCTATACTAACTATCTGTACTCGAACGAGCCTTACTATGGCGCGTACGACTACGGCATGTCGGGATACTACGATCCGGTAGGTGCATCGCCGACCGAGCCGACGTACTATCCCGAGCCGACGTACTATCCCGAGCCGACGTACTATCCCGAGCCGACGTACTATCCCGAGCCGACGTACTACTCTGAGCCTGTATACCCAGCGCCTACAAGCCCTCCGCCTACAAGCCCTCCGCCTGCAAGCCCTCCGCTTGCAAGCCCCCCGCCTGCAAGCCCCCCGCCTGTATACTATGAGCCTGCGAGCCCTCCTCCAACTGAGTACTCAGATCTTGCGTATTCGGCGGCGCAGGCTGAAGCGCAGCGGGTAGCAGCAGCACAGGCTCAAGCCCAGCGTGTCGCAGCAGCACAGGCTGAAGCGCAGCGGGTAGCAGCAGCACAGGCTCAAGCACAGGCAGAGGCCCAAGCACAGGCAGAAGCCCAACGGATAGCGGCAGCACAGGCCCAAGCACAGGCCCAAGCTGAGGCTCAACGGGTGGCAGCAGCACAGGCCGAGGCCCAACGGGTAGCGGCAGCACAGGCAGAGGCCCAACGGGTAGCAGCGCAACAAGCTGAGGCCCAACGCATAGCAGCGCAACAGGCTCAAGCACAGGCCGAGGCCCAACGGGTGGCGGCAGCACAGGCCGAGGCCCAACGGATGGCAGCGCAACAGGCTGAGGCCCAGCGGATAGCGGCAGAGCAAGCTCAGGCGGCGCAGGCTGAAGCCCAGCGGATCGCGCAGGCCGAGGCCCAACGCATAGCGGCGCAACAGGCTGAGGCCCAGCGGATAGCGGCAGCACAGGCAGAGGCCCAACGGGTAGCGGCAGAGCAAGCTCAGGCGGCGCGGGCTGAAGCCCAGCGGATGGCCGCGCAACAGGCTGAGGCTCAACGGGTGGCAGCAGCACAGGCCGAGGCTCAGCGGATAGCAGCGGAACAGGCTCAGGCGGCCTATACACCGCCGGTCGAGTATACATCCCCGCTTGATTACGGCACGTCCGACTACTCAGAGCCGGTGTACACGCCCCCGGCCGACTACTCGGAGCCTACGCCCATCTATCCAGAGCCGGCGTACACACCGCCTGTCGAATATTACCCCGAGCCGACTTACTCGGAGCCTGTCTACTCGCCCCCTGCGTACGCAGAGCCGGCGTACACACCTCCGGTCGAGTACACCCCGCCTGCGTATGTGCCGCCGGTCGAGTACTTCCCTGAGCCGGCGTACACGCCTCCGGTCGAGTACACGTCCCCGCTCGACTACGGTGCGTCCGATTACTCGGCTCCGGTCGATTACTCGACACCCGTCACCTATCCCGAGCAAGTCGGTGCGCCTGTCAGCGCCGAGCCGGTATACACCCCGCCGACTGACTATTCGTCGCTGGTGAATTACACGCCTCCCGCCGAGTATCCGACACCCGTCACCTATGCCGAACAGACAGGTGCGCCGGTTGCGGTCGAGCCTGATTACTCGACACCCGCCACCTATGCGGAGCAGACAGGTGCGCCGGTGGCGGCTGAGCCGTACTACTCGCCCCCTGCCGCTGTTGAGCAGGCGGGCCCGCTGAGCTACGCCGAGCAGACAGGCATGCCCACCGACGTCGGACCGGACTACTCCTCGCTCGTCAACTACCCCGAACAAGTTGGAGCGCCCGCCGCTGTGGAACCCGTCACCTATGCAGAGCAGACAGGCACGCCGGTTGCCGCAGAGCCGGTTGCCGCAGAGCCTTACGCTTCGCCCCTCGAACAGGCTACGCAAACGCCACCGCCGTTGACATACGAGGAGCGGGAAGCGCGCAGGATCGCGGCGAACACCCCGCCAGAAGGCACCTTCATCACCGCCCCGTTGAGCAACACAGGGGAAGCCACTGGTTTTGGCGACCGAGGGCAGACCAACGCATTCCAGTATTGGGGCGGCCCCATCCGCGTCACAGACCGCAATGGCAAAGTCCTGTTCAGCGGTGAGGGACCGGAGGCTGCCGTAGAGGCTGTGAAGTTCGCACAGAACCTGAGCGACACCAAGGGCGCGAACGCCGCGTGGGATATCCAACAGGGCGAACGGACGATCAACCCAGACGGCTCCGTAGGGGAGATGCGCTGGATCTCAGGCCCGTCCGACGCCAAAGACGGCAGGGGCATCATCGGCGACATCGGGGGCTTCTTGATACCGGCTATGGTGGCACTCGCCACCGGGGGCCTCAGCATACCCGCGCAGATCGCGGCAGCCTCAGCAGCGGGCGCGGCCGGTAACGCCTTCGCAGATAAAGATCCGCTCAAGGGCGCGGTCATGAGTGCCCTGACGAGTGCAGGCGGCACGGTTCTCGGCCCGGCTATCGGCGAGGCTGCAGACCTCGGCGCGAAGACGGCTGGCGCGATCGGCACCGGCCTCGGCGCGACTGCAGGCGGTCTCGCCACCGGCCAGTCTCTCGAAAACGCTCTGCTTGGCGGTTTGGCTTCAGGCGCTTCTTCCTACTTTTTACCCGGTGTCGCAGAGGAGTTGGGCCTCACAGCGCCCAGCGCCCCGTCCTCCTCGACGGGCGGTGGCTCTGGCACTTTCGATGGCAGCACCATAACTGTCGCGGCTACCCCTCCCGTAAGCGCCCCAGTATCGATCAGCGATGGCGGCGGCTCTGCACCGAGGGGGGATACCGGCCAAGACACCCTCAACGATATCGTCGTATCAGCTACGCCCCCAGTGTCGACCTACGTACCAATTCCGGGGCTTGAAGCCGCCGACATGCTGGGCCTTACTGGGGCGGAATTGCCTCTTCAGCCCGCGCCTGAAACGCCGCCCGAAGAGCGGGATATCGTCGTATCTGGTACGCCTACGGTGTCGACGCCAGTAGCGCTGCCCCCGAGCAGCCCACCAAGCGGGCCGCTCAGCTCTGACATTGTGGTCAACGCGCCGGAGACGACATATCCCGAAGAGCAGGTGCCGGTAGCACTGCCCCCGAGCGGGCCGCCGAGTGGCCCGCTCAGCTCTGACATTGTGGTCAATGCGCCGGAGACGACGTACCCCGAACAGCAGGTGCCGGTAACGCTGCCTCCTGTGGTGGCAGAACTGCTCGGCACTCCTGATATCGTGGTCAATGCACCGGAGACGACATATCCCGAAGAGCAGGTGCCGGTAACGCTCCCGCCGAGCGGGCCGCTCAGCTCTGACATTGTGGTCAACGCGCCGGAGACGACATACCCCGAGCAGCAGCCCAGCGCGCCGGTAGCCCTACCTCCGTCAGGCGGTCTACCTCCTGTTGATTACGAGCAGGGTATTGATGTCATTGCGCCAAAGGTTATCCAACCCGAGCCGCCTGCCATACCTCCGGTGCCCCTCGCGCTCCCCGGCGTGCAGACGACGCCTGTCTCACAGCCCGACCTGCTCAAGGACGTCAAGCCCGAGGTTGCGCCCGAGAGGAACAGACTGCAGGACATCATCGACTACCTGCGCCTCGCAGGCCTCGCCACCAGCACGCTGGGGGCGCTGTTCGAGGGTGGCGGCGGTGGCGGCGGCAGCAAGTTCCGCGTGCCGGTACGCTCGAGCCCGTTCAGCTCAGTCTTCTCGGCGAAGCTCCCGCCACCCAATCTGCCGGGCGGTGTCGGTGGTGGCGGCACAGGCGCACGCACTGCGTCCGACCTCGCTGTGCAGGGCCTGCGCGACCCGATGGACTATTACCGCTATGGCTACGGCCCCGAGCAGAGCTTCTTCAACTACGTGCCGCAGGGTGCGCCGAACCGGAGCCGAGCCTACACCGGATACGCCCGAGGCGGCTTCGCCGTCGAGGGGCCGGGCGACGGCCGCGACGATAAAATTCCGGCGCTGCTTTCCGACGGCGAATATGTTATAGACGCCGAAACGGTCGCGCTCTTGGGCAACGGATCGAACAAGGCGGGGGCGAAGATGCTCGACAAGTTCCGCGTGAACGTAAGGAAACAAAAGGGCCAGAAGCTGGCGCGAGGCGAATTTAGCGCCAAGGCGAAGCGGCCCGAACACTATATGGCCGGAGGGCGAACATAATGGCGCTGAGTGATTTCTTGAACAACGGGGAGCTGCCGGCTGGCTCGACCTACACGTCGAAAGTCAGCGAGACGGTGCTGCCCGATTGGTACACCAACTACGCGATGCAGCTGCTTTCCAATCAGCAGGCGCTGAGCGCGAACCCGCTGCAGCTGTATCAAGGCCCACGCGTCGCCGAGTTCTCGCCCACGCAGCAGCAGGCCTTCGGCATGACCGGTCAGGCCGCCACGGCCTACCAGCCTGCCCTGACGCAGGCCACACAGGCCACGCAGGGTGCCATGGCCGCGCCGGGCGCTCTGGCGACTGCCCAGCCCTTCATCGGGCAGGCTACGGCCCTGAACCCGATCGCCGAGGCGGCGACTGACTTCGGCACGGCCCGAGGCCTCACAGGGCAGGCCGCGCAGGCGACGCAGGGGGCCATGGCCGCTCCCGGCGCTCTGGCGGCCGCACAGCCCTACATCGGGCAGGCGTTGGGCCTCGACCCGACTGCAAGGGCCGAGGCCGACTTCGGCACGGCTCGCAGCCTTGCAGGGCAGGCCGCAGGCGCGAACATCTCTGGCGCAGCTGAACCCTATTTGGCGCAGGCAGGCCAGACCAGTGTCGCCAACATCGGCCAGTACATGAACCCCTACACCGACGCGGTCGTCAACCGCATCGGCGAGCTGGGTGCGCGCAACCTGTCCGAGAATATCATGCCCGGCATCGAGGGCCGCTACATCGCCGCAGGGCAGCTAGGCTTCGGCGGCCGTCAGCCGGGGGCGGGCACGCCGTCGGGAATGATGACCGACACCGCCCGCGCAGTCCGCGACGTCAGCAGCGACATCCTCGGCAAGCAGAGCGAGGCCCTGCGGGCTGGCTACGGCGAGGCTGCCGCCCTTGCTGGCACCGACCTGTCGCGCATGGGCCAGTTGGCCAGCACGGCGGGCAACGTCGCCGAGGCACAACAGCGGAACACGCTGAGTGCCGCGCAGCAGCTGCAGGGCCTCGGCACTGCGGGCGCGAACCTCACGCAAGAGCAGCAGCGCATGCTGGCCCAGATCGGCCAGACTGCAGGCGGCTTCGCCGGTCAGGACATCGCGCGCAACCTCACAGGGGCGCAGCAGCTCGGCAGTCTCGCCGAGACGGCGCGCGGCCTCGGCACGGCAGGCGCAGGCCTCACACAAGAGCAGCAGCGCCTCCTCGCCAGCATTGGCCAGACCGCCGGCGGCTTTGCCGGTCAGGACATCACGCGCAACCTCGCTGGGGCGCAGCAGCTGGCAGGCATGGGCGAGACGGCGCAGCAACTCGGCCTCACTGGCGCAGGCGCTCTGCAGCAAGTCGGCGGCATGCAGCAGGGTCAGGCGCAGAAGAACCTCGACCTCGCATATGGCGACTTCCTGCGTCAGCAGGGCTACCCGCAGGAGCAGATCAACGCGATGCTCCAGACCTTCGGCGGCGTCAAGGCAGGTGTACCCACAGCCACCAAGGACGAGGGCATCGTGCCGCTGGGGTACCAGCAGACCTACAAACCCAGCACCGCAGAGACGGTCGGCGGCGCGCTAACGGGCATCGCTGGCATCCTTGGCCAAGCTCAGGCCGGCACTGCCCTCGGCAAGCTACTCGGAGTTTAAGGCTATGGACGAAGAAGAGACGATGGGCGAGGACGTCGGTGCCCTGAGCGCCATGGGTGGCATCGACTTTGCGCAACTAAAGTCGGATCCGATGGGCCTTATCCAGAGCGTATACGACCGCCAACTTGCGGCAGAGGCGGCGCGAGAAAAGACGCAACGAGAGTTATTCGAGCGTGGCGAGGAGAACATACGGGCGCGCAACGCCGGCATGTCGCAATCGGAAAAACTGTTCGCCATATCGCAGGCCCTCCTCGCGCCGCGCAAGTATCGCGGTATCGCCGGCACGATTGGCAAGCTGTCGGGGGCGTTCGGCGATATCGCAGAAGCTGACCGCAAAGCGCGCTTGGCCCGTGAAACCGAGCTGGAGCGCTTCCGCAATAGCTATCTGTCGGGCGTGGCTGATCGCGGCGTCACCAGTGCGAGGACGGCTGCCGAACTCGTGCGGGCCGGATCCGCTTTTGCGAGACCTGTCGCGGGTGTTGAGGTCAATGGTGAATTGCGCGACCCATATTCAAACGCGCCGATAAATCCGAACTTCAACAACGTGTTCGACAGTCTGGAAGCCGAGAGAAACGCCTACGCGCAATTGGAGGGTGCTCCTACCGAGGCGAACTTGAAGGCTTTACTGGACTTCTACCCCCGCTATGCACCAAAAATACGGGCCGCCTTTCAGCGAGGATTGGCTAAACTCGGCAAAGGGAATTAATTAGATGCAAGCGACAATCAATCCTGCAGACTTTGGCGGCCCTAGAAAAACTTCTGAACAGCAGCAAAAAGCTCAGAAGAGTGACATCGACATCACGCGCGGCCAGCAGGATGTGGAGAAGACTGCGGCTACGCTGCCTTTCGCCGGACCGCAGGCCGAAGAGAACCTGCGCAAAGAGCGGCTTGATATCATGATCAAGGCCAAGACATATGGCGGTGATCTGCGCCAGCGTTTCGATGCGGACAACGACGTCAAAATATACCGCGAAGGCATGCGGTACTACACCACGGCGCTTTCCACGCCCCCAAACTCGGCGGGTGACCAAGACCTAGTTACGCTGGCTGCGAAGGTACAGGATCCGACCGGCGCGGTCATGCAGGGCGACATCGACCGCTACAACACCATCCAAGTTGCCCTCGAACGGATACCCCAGCAGTTCCGAAACGAGTTCAATAAAAGCGGTAAGTTTAGCGATGGAACACGCCGAGCTATCCGCGAGTTTCTGAAAAACCGCGTCCTCGTACAGCGCGACGGCTATAATGACGTCCGCAAGAGCTATGAGGCGGACATCGCGGCCTTCAACGGAGAGGCTGCGGCTTTGGGCGTGCCGCCGCTTGACACCCAGATAATTCTGAAAACGCACCCCGCTGA